TACTCTGCTGTTTCTTGCACACGTGCAGATTCTATGATATTAAAATACCATTTGCTATATTTGTTAATTAAAAACTCACTTGGCATTGCGTAGTCCTGTATATCTAATATTTAGCTTAGATTGACATAGCAACAAATAGATGTTATACTAGCCTTATGAGTGAATTACAAACAAGTTTGGATTGGCCCGCTATGCAGACTGCGTTGGAAGCACCTGTACACAAAATTAAGAAGTTTGGCGGCGAGCTACGCCAAATGAGTGATAATATAGGCGGCATGATTAAAGCACTAAGTATTGAAGAGATAGAGTGCAGACGGCAACAAAAGCAAACAAGAAAACATAAAGAACTTTTAGATAAGATAAATGAATATATTGCCGATTATGAACGCAACTTAACTTTTGCAGTATTATTGGCAGGTTGAGCTTGACAAATGAAGAAAATGGCTGTATAATGCTATATATAAACTGTTAACAAGGAAGAACAAATGGCTATTAAAATTGATGGTATGAAGAAAAAAGCTAAAGTAACACGTGACCCAATCTTCGCAGATGAGAAGAGTGTTGGTTCGGAGCCAGTATGGGATCCGGTACGTGCGTTAGAGTTTACAGATGAAGAATTTGACCATCACATGCGTATTAGTTTACGTTATTACAATTATTTCTACACAACCAAAGAACTTAAGAAGTACTTAGTTGAATGGGCACGTCAGCAAGCTGATGTAGCACATAAATTTGATAAAGCTACCATTGATAAATTTGCTAAAGCATCTGATAGCTTACTACCACTTACACCTTGCGCATTAGCTAAAGCACATAAACAGGGCATGCCACTGCATGAAAAACACGTTGCATATCTAGTTAGTTCGATTAAGAAAGTAGTTGATAACTTAGTTGATGAAGTAGAAGTTGTTGACCCAACAGCACCAGTTGTAGTTAAAGTAACAATTCAAGATCGACTTAACGAAATACTTAAAACACACATCTTGCACTTTGAAGAACTTGAAGATGCACTTATTGAAGGCAAAACAGTAGACCCAAAAGCATACGATTACTTAACAGGTAAAAACGTCCCACAAGGTATGTTAAGTAGAATTGCGGCAGTATTTGAAAAACATCAAGACGAAATGAACGAAGCACGTGCTGGTAAAGATGAGCAACTGAATGAAGGCTATGCGCATTACAAAGCGGCAGACTATAAACGCTTTGATGCATTTTACACAAAACTAATTGCAGACTTAACTAGCTACGGTCAAGTTAAGAAAGCAACTAAGAAAGTAACAGTACGTAAGCCACCTGCTAAAGAGAAGTTAGTTGCTAAACTAAAATATCTTAAAGAAGAAAAGACTTTACGCTTAGTATCTGTTAATCCAGTTGACATAGTCGGGGCTCAAACTCTCTGGGTATATGATACAAAAACACGCAAATTATATGTATATATTGCCGAAGATCAAGGCGGCGCATTAGGAGTTAAAGGAACATCAATCATCGGGTATGATGAAAGTAAATCAACAGGCAAAACATTAAGAAAACCAGATATACAGCTCAAAGAATTTTTATCTGCGAATAAAGTAGCGTTGCGCACATTTATTAAAGATATCAAAGCAGTTGAAATTAAAGCAAATGGTAGAATAAACGCTAATCAGGTATTATTAAAGGTTGCTTAAATTTACAATTATCAAACCAAAGTCGTCCTGTAAGTGCTAAATATACGAAACAGGACGATTTCATATGGCAACAGCAACTACAGGGTTAACACCCAACCTTAGTCTAACTACAGACAGTTTATATAATCCAGTTACTGGTACAGGTGCTGGGCATATTGCATTTGATGCATCACTATTGCTACCAGAAGCACAGCAACGTAATGACATTGTTGATTATATTCGTTTACGTTTGGGTGATCAGATTGTTGATGTCGAAGCAGACAAAGAACATTACGACATGGGCATTAAACAAGCATTTGTACGTTATCGTCAACGCAGTTCAAACGCAGTAGAAGAAAGCTATGCGTTCTTAGATTTACAACCAGAAACACAAGAATACATATTACCACGTGAGATTATGGATGTTAGAAAAATATTTCGTCGTGGTATCGGTAGTGTAACAGGCACAACAGCCAGCCAATTTGAACCATTTGCAAGTGGATATTTAAACACTTATATGTTAGTGGCAGGACGAGTAGGTGGACTTGCTAACTACGAATTGTTTACACAATACCAAGAGCTAGCAATGACTATGTTTGGTGGCTACATGAACTTTACGTTCAACAAAGCAACTAAAAAATTAACAGTATTGCGCAAACAACCTTGGCAAGGACCAAACTCTACTGCGGTAGAAAGTGTTGCGTTATGGGTATACAATGTTAAACCTGATAATATGTTGTTAAACGATCCGCAGGTATATCCGTGGATACAAGACTATGCTTATGCATTGGTGATGATGAGTATAGGTCAAGCACGTGAGAAATTTGCTACTATTGCTGGTCCACAAGGCGGTGGCAGTTTAAATGGTGCCGCACTTAAAGCAGAAGGACAGGCATTGCTAGATAAACTTGATGCTGAAATATCAACTTATGCCGACGGCGGCACCCCTTTAACTTGGATAACTGGTTAAATCAATAATTGACACCTGGCAATAAAAAAAGTATAATATACTATATACAGAAAGGAATAGTATGATTATATCAGTGACAGGCTTCATCGGTTCAGGCAAAGACACAATCGCAGATTACCTAGTAGCAGAGCACGGCTTTAAACGTGAGAGCTTTGCTGGCACACTCAAAGATGCAGTTGCAACAGTATTTGGTTGGGACCGTGAACTATTAGAAGGACGCAGTGCAGAAGGCAGAGCTTGGCGCGAACGAGTAGATCCGTGGTGGGCCAAACGCTTAAAGATGCCGAATCTAACTCCACGTTGGGTATTACAAAACTGGGGCACTGAAGTATGTCGTCAAGGGTTCCACACTGATATATGGATAGCAAGTCTTGAAAACAAACTCCGTAAAACAAATGAAGACATTGTAATTTCAGATTGCCGCTTTCCAAACGAACTTAAAATGGTTAAGAACTTAGGCGGTAAGACAGTACGTGTTAAACGCGGCAACGAACCTGAGTGGTATAATGCCGCTAAAACTGTAAATGCTGGTATGAAGAAGATTGGATGGGCACTAGGTAAAAGCGAACTAGATAATCTAGGCATTCACCCAAGCGAGTATGCGTGGATTGGTACTAAGTTTGATGTTACTGTGACTAACGATGGTAGTATTGAAGAACTGTATGCTAATACTGAGTCGTTAATTATATCAGAAATCAGGAACGAGATCGCCCTGAGTCCAGCCTAATCCTTCTTTAACAATAGTGATTTGACAGTTTGCGCAAATAGTTCTTAAATTAATTGGTGCATTATTTTTTAAATTGCCATCGACATAATACACGCTGAGTTGTTCTTTATACTTTGCCTTAAAGCCGCATTTTTCACAATGCGGCTTTTTCTTATACCCAGCAAGCATCCAAGTCGGTTTTTGTGGTGCTAATTTTCTATTCTTTCTAATACAGCCGCTACACCTTGTTCGAAAATGAGTTACACCACCACGCTTATAGTTAATTGCTGCGGGGTTTCTAGTACAACTCTGACATAAAGGACGAAATTCCATACAGTATTTATAGCAAACCTTTGCCAAAGGCACCTTAATAGACTATATTTTGATAATACTGATAAATATTTTAAAGTATTATAATATAAGGATACTAAAAATGGCATCATTAATTTCCCCAGGTGTATCGGTTACCGTTATAGACGAAAGCCAATACCAACCAACCGCAACTGGTACAGTTGCTTATGTATTATTGGCTACAGACCAAGACAAACTAAATCCAGCCGGCACAACTGCTACTTATACAACTAAAGCAAATGCTGGTAAACTAATTAAAATTACTAGTCAACGTGAATTAGTTACTGGCTTTGGTAGCGTTAATTTTCAAGTTGATTCTAGCGATAATCCTATTCATGCACATGAATTAAATGAATATGGTTTACTTGCAGCATACAGTGCATTAGGTGTGTCTAATCAAGTATACGTTCAACGTGCTGATGTTAACTTATCTGAGTTGGCTGGTACAAGTATTCGCCCAACGGGTTCTGCAGCAGACGGTACATATTGGTTAGATGTGAGTACAGGTGGTACCAATTGGGGTATTACAGAATGGACTGAACTTGGATTTGTATTACAAACACCAACAGTAATCACTGACACTGCACAATTAACTAGCGGAGTACCTTTAGCATCAGTTGGTGCAATCGGTTCGTATGCTGTTAACACAGTAAGCTCATCAAACCCAATTTACTTTAAACGTTGGGATAACACCTGGGCATTAGTTGGCTCAGATGAATGGCAACTTGCAGTACCGACATTAGTAGGTACTCCAACCGGAGCTACATTAACAGTTGGTGACAAAATGCGCATTAACAATGTTAATGTTACATTAAGTGGCACTACAGTATCGTCTGCAGCGACAGATATTAATACTGCATTAAGCGGAAAAAATGTTACAGCAACAGTTAACGTTGCTGGCCAACTTGAATTGCGTATTAATAGTTTGGCTGCAGAAACCGGCAATCTATCAATACCATCAGGTACACTACGAGTTGAAAAAGGTGGCACATCAACCATTGGTGGAGTAGACTGCGCGGTGAAACTTGGATTACTTTCATCTACTAGTGCTAACTTAGTTGCATTTAATGGTCCAACAGTAGCATTTGACACATATCGAAATACACCAGCTTGGAGAACAAGTGATCAAACTCCTCGTCCAGTTGGTTCTGTGTGGCTTAAAACATCAGCTACAGGTAACGGAGCAAACTGGGGTATTAAACAATACAGCGCACTATTAGATTCATGGGTAGTACAAGCAGCACCATTATATTCTAGCGATACCGCGGCAATACAGGGATTGGATTTAGTAGGCGGCGGTAGCCAACTCGGTGTAGGTACAGTATATGTACAATATGATAATACTCCTACTACAGCTGAATTAGTAACTGCAAAACTATACGTTAAAAACGTATCTGGTTTAGTAAACATAACAGGTACAACACCAACAAGTCCAATTGTATTTGATGCGAATGATGCATTTATTATGGAAGTTAGTGTACCGGGAACAACTGTTACACAATCTGCAACTATTAATTTAAGCAGTACAACAGCTGCAAGTTTAGTTGGTGATATATTAGCTGCAAACTTACCAAACATTGTTGCATCAGTTACATCGGCTGGTGCAATTAGTATTAGTCATCTTGCTGGTGGTACTATTAAATTTACACAAACATCAGGTACTCCGTTAGCTGATGCAGGTTTAATTAACGATAGTAATATGCAGGTAATAACAGCGGGCACAGTTTACTTAGCCAGCCCGTTTACTCCATTAACATATACATATTCAACTACTGCGCCTTTTAGCAACCCAGCTGATGGCACATTATGGTATTATAATTCAGCGGTTGAAGTTGATATTATGATTCACGATGGCGGTAATGGATGGAAAGGTTACAAAAACGTAGTTAATGATGCACGTGGATATGATTTAAGCGCAACCGATCCATCAGGTCCGATATTAGCAGCATCACAACCAACTACCCAGGTAGCCGGAGCTCAATTGGTGCCAGGCGACTTGTGGATTGATACGGGTGATTTAGAAAATTACCCAGTAATTTATCGTTACACTGGCGCGGTGTGGGAATTGTTAGATAATACCGATCAAGTTAGTGCCGATGGTGTATTGTTTGCTGATGCACGTTGGAGTACTAATGATAGTACAGATCCAATTGTTGACGCTATTCCAAGTATTGTTGATTTAGCATCAAGTAATTATTTAGATCCAGATGCACCAGAGTTTCAACTGTACTCACGTGGTACAATTTTGTTTAATACACGTCGTAGCGGTTACGGTGTTAAACGTTTTGAAAGTACATATTTTGCTGATGAGACTAACCCTCCGACAGAAATTGGTGCATGGGTAAGCAATAGCGGAGTTGATCAAAACTTAGTTCCTTACTTCGGACATAAAGCAGTTCGCAATGTTATTGTTGAAGCTATGAAATCAGCAATTGAATCAAGCGTTGCATTACGTGAAGAACAAGTACAGTTTAACTTAATTTGTGCTCCTGGTTATCCAGAGCTAATCACTAACATGATTACTTTAAATAACGATCGTAAACAAACTGCATTTATTATTGGTGATAGTCCACTTACATTAAATTCAGCTTCAACACAAATTGAAGCATGGGCAAGCAATCAAAATCTTGCATCAGACAATGGTATGAACGGTCTAGTAAGTTCAAGTGAATATTTGGGTGTATTCTACCCAAGCGGATTAGGTACAGACTTAGGCGGCGAAAGTGTAGTTGTTCCACCAAGCCATATGATGTTGCGTACAATTCTTCGTAGCGATAATGTTAGCTATCCATGGTTTGCACCGGCTGGTGTACGTCGTGGCTTAATTGACAATGTTAGCTCAATTGGTTATGTTGATGTAACTGATGGTAATGCATTCCGTAGCATCGGTGTTACTGCTGGTCTACGTGATGTATTGTACACACAAAGAGTTAACCCATTAACAGTATTACCGGGTGTTGGTCTAGTAAACTATGGTCAAAAAACTCGTGCAGCATCAACTAGTGCAATGGATCGTATTAACGTTGCTCGTTTAGTATGTTACTTACGTAAAGTATTAGATGAAGTTGCTCGTCCGTTCATATTTGAACCAAACGATACAATTACACGTAACCAAGTTAAACAAGCATTTGAATCAGTACTTAATGATGTAGTTGCTAAACGTGGT